TTTGATAATATTATCCCGATCAGTACACCTATCAGAAACTGTACTGTCTTTTTTGATAATTTAGGTTGCCCTGCCATAAGCTCGAATGTTAACTTTAATCGTTCCTGTGTTACCCACTCTCACGATATTTATTTTTTCGTTATTGCAGACACCTATCCATGCAACATCAGGTGCTTCATCAATCGATGCAAATACCTGCTCCATTGTGTAAGGCAAATCTGTATCGAATGAGCCTTTATAGTAAGAGCCAAAAGCCGACCATGTAACAGTTGGTGTGACTTGTTTCCAACATTCAATAACACCAGAAGCATATCTTCTGTAATACCATCCGTCTGTTATGCCCTGACTTATTATCGAATCTGCAAAATCCTTATTTATCTGTGAATTAACAACTGATTCGGTTTTTGCCGTGATTGAATTGTCGAATCCCTCCATCGTTTTCGCAAAGTTTCCAAACACAACCTCTGTGTATCTCTCTGCAATGCAATCGTATTCAAATGAAATGACTTTTGCCATCATGTCAATATTAAATCGCTCATCTTTAACCTCGACAATGTCTCCGATATCTGTCAATTTCTCAAGGTTAGCCTTTAATGTGTAGTTGATAGACGGAGTGCAATTCTGATTCACATATGCTGTTGCTTTTGCATTTAAGTCTGTGACTAATGCCGTGAGATATGATGTATCGTCAGGGTAATCATCCCGGTTGATGTCTTGCGAAAATTGAACGGTTTTACAGTAAATCACATCATACTGTGTAACGCTTTCAACATAAATCGATGCAGATGAGTCTAATGCGTTCAGAAGAACGCCATCTTTTCCAACAGGCAACAATTTTGTAACTACTTTCGACCAATCTTCCGTGCAAGTAATATCTTTCAGATTTTTCTTATACTGAATGATGATTCCGTTGTCCGTTCCGATGCTTTCCATGATTTTTACATTGAAATTATCACGAACAAGATGCCCACCATATAAGCCTAACAACGACATAAACGCACCATAGAGCGATTGTTTGTCGCAAGTATAGGAATTGACCGATGATATATCGGAATCTGTTACAAAAGGACTCTGTGGCTCTGTTGCACCGTTTATTTGTGCGAGTGCATTCTTGCAATTTAAGGAAACCACATCAGAATAATTGATGACATAATTCTTTGAATCGTAAAAAACGTGATAACACTTTGATGTTATCTTGCTTTTTGTCCTTTTCACATTTGAAATTCTGAATGCTTGGTCTCCTTGTGGAGTATTTGCAACAACAACTCTGCCCTCGGTTATTAAATCAATATAATCAAGATTTGTCTCTAATGTGAGATAATAGTCTCCGTTATCTGACTTTTTAACCTTTGCCTTGCTTGGCAGAATGATGGCATCTCCGTTTGTTGTAAAGGTTGTATCACTCTGTCCGAATATCCTTATCATCTTTTGCACCTATAACGATATAACTGTATTTAGTCTGAATCACATTCTCTGTCGGAACATTGAAATATTTGGCAATAATCTCCTTGATGTCGGAAGATTCTAATACCATTCCCTGCTTCATTCGTATTTTTCCCCTGTAATCTCTTCATATTCTTCAGGAGTAATCCATGCGTTCCCTTCTGGATTTGTTACGGCATCATGTACTCTTTCTTTGCTCCATAATCCCTTATCATAGAATCTTTTTACCTTTTCAAAGTTTTTTGAATGCATAGCACACCTCCTAAATATCAACGCCTGTCATCATTGCGACATATTCCAGATCAGCCGAGTTTTTCTCTGATGCTACTGTTAAAGCTTTATTTGAAAACTGTAAATCATCATCATTTTCAACGATTTCTCCGTCAATATACTTATTCACTATCGGCAGAGCTTCTCCGTCATACTGTACTATTTGAGCTATGTCAGTATATGAGGGAAAATCTGCTCCTAATTTGTTGTAAACTGTATCGTTATCTCTTCCGATATAGCCTTGCGCATCCCATGTACCACAGAGAATAACCATTCCCTTGCTGTTTTTCTTTACAGGCTTAACTGTCTCGACAATGTCAATGATTACATTGTCCTTATTGAGCATTAAAAACATCATGCCACCTCCCTATAATTAGTTCATTATGTAATTTATTAAGGTTTTTAATCGTTACATATGCATTCTTATGCTTTAAAAATCCCATTTGAGATGCATAAAAGCTCCGAATCACATCATATTTGATTTTTCCATCTTCAAGCATTGCCGAGAGCCTTTTCAGTTTTCTTCGATTTCTCGTGATGCTCTTCCTCGATGCTTTTCTGATTATCTTTCCTGAATCTGTGACAAAATATCTGTCTTGCAACCATACAAAAGGATGCGATATCTTCACGATTTGCGTTTTCTTTTCATTCATTTCGATACCGATATCAGAGTACATATTCCGAATGATATCGAGATATCTTTTCAGTTCTTCTTTGTTTCCGATGATGTACCAATCATCCATATATCGACCATAATATTTACATCTCAATTGCTCTTTGATGTAATGGTCGATGTTGTTCTGATAAGATATTGCACATATTTGACATACTTGAGAGCCAAGACCGAGACCTTTCCTACAAGCTCTGACAAATTTCATCGTTATATCGATTAAACTCTCATCTGTAAGCCATTTTCGGAGATTTCTTTCGACTACATCATGCCGAATACTTGCAAAGAAATCATGTTGGTCTCCAAGTAGGATATAACCCCGATTTCCGTGCTTTCTATAATATCTTCTTAAATGTTCAATAAGTCTTTGCGAAGCAAATTCCGTTCCCTTGCCTCTTTGACTTGCTCCGTTATCATAAATCAATGATTTTTCAATTACCGGGACAAGACCATAATCACAAACACTCTTTTGAATAACTCGCTCTGAAATATGCACCGATTTGATGTGCCTTTTCTTTCCTCTTTCGCAGATGTCAAACTCAATAAATCCTTTCGATATATTCTCTCCGTTCTTCATCTTTAAGGAATAACGATAAGCGTTCTTCATTACATTACATCCGTATCTTTGCACCGATGCTTTCCAATTAACGCCTTTTCTCGCTTGATAAAACGATTTAACAAGATTCTCAAAGGATGATACCTCTTCAAAAGAATGTCCCTCATTTCTGATTCGCTTTTTCTCTTCTCTTTTTGCTTTTCTTCGCTCGTATCTTCTTTGATGTCTCTCTTCGCTCGTCAAAAATATGCTCCCTATATAGCCGAACAACCATGAAATCATAAAGACCATGCAAGAAGCGTTCGGTTGTCGGCATGAAAGCAATTATTTATGGTTTCCCAAAGGTTACATACTCCTTCCATTCTGTCATGTGGCTTTCATAATTTACTCGGTCTAATAGAACAGAATCAGGGCAAAACACCATTAGAGTTGGATGCGTTGTTGTTGTTGGCACTACCAGAGGTGTAGACACCGCACAAGTGCGCGGCGCCGGAAACATAAGGAGAACACTCCCACCAATTGCACGCAGATACAGTATGTGACCTATTTATATCTTGATTTGTCAGATTCTACCCATGATTTCAATAAATCAATTTCTCTGACGGCATAACCGACCCATGTTTCAAGGTTTTTTAATGGCACTATTTCAGATGTTATTCTTAATAATTCAAAAAAGTTTTCTAATTCTATCCGTGCTAACCTCTGATAATTTCTTCGCATTTCTTTTAATGTTTCAAAATCATCTCGGTTTCGCACAGGATAGATGCTATTCGCATATCGAATGTACTGATTGATTTTTCTCGCAGATTCACATAATGGAACTTTCAAAGTGAATGTATATGTTTTAGGTATTTGCTTCACGGCTAATATTGTGAATTTCTCCAATTCGTGAGCCGTGTTCATAAACTCTACATCGCTTTTGCTTTGAAATCTTTTTAATACACTCATGTTTTTTCTTTCTGCACGAGACAAGCTCGTGCGATATTACAGATTTAATCAGATGTAAGCTGGAAGCAGGGCAAAACACCATGAGAGGTGGATGCGCCGCCGTAGTTGGCACTACCAGAGGTGTTGACAGCGCAAAAGTGCGTGGCGCCGGAAACAAAAGGAGAACACTCCCACCAATCGCACGCAGACCCATTCTTTCCTGCTGTCTTGATTCGATTTCCTGCCGTTGCAAAGATTCCGAACTGTTCTGCATTTCCACTTGTATGCTCTGTTCCTGCTGAATAAGTAGTTGCACCGAATATCTCATACTCTCTTGGCAACCATATCTTATCTGATGCCGTCTGCAAACTTGTACTCTTATTTCCTTGTGATATCTGAATATCTCTTGATTTAACAAGTGATGCAATATCATCAGGAAGATAATTATTAAGGAACTCATTATTAAGCCAACTACGAAGCAGAGTGACATTCCATCCACCCACATTTGTATCTGATGAGTTCATCTGCCTTGTTGTAGGTAAGCACCATTTCGGAACGAAGAATACCGAATGACCACCCTCTTGATTGATTGCACCGATGCTCCATTGCATAGGAATTGAGCCTGTTTTCAGGATTGTTTCATCCATATCCATTCCAACCTCAAGCAAATCAAGTTCCTTATGAGCATTAAGTATCTGCTGAACACCACTAAATGATGTAGTAGTCCATCCGAGCTTTACCTCTGCAAATGTGCCATAGTTTAAAATAACCTCTGTTGAATACTCAACATCATCATTTGAATCAAGCATCTCAACCGTGTATTTGTCAGTTGACGGCACCTCGAATAATATCTCCTGATTTTCAAGCTCTCCTGTTGCAACAACAGTATCGGTCATATCTTTAACCTGTACCGTTTTTCCCTCATCTGTTATCAGATAAGATTTGCAATAAATTTTTGATTTTGCTTTTCCACCACCAGAGCCTGCTAATAAATAAGCCATTATTTTTCCTCCTTAATCCATGATTAATATTTTGAAAGATGTCGCTTCTTCAAGTGCATCAAATGTAATCACAGCCTGTCCTGTTGTAATCGTTTTTGAAAGAAATGGAACATCGATATGACTACTGTTTTCAGCAAAAAATAAAAGTGTTGATGTTGTCTTGATGTTTACATCAGTAATCGTCACAGATGTACCACCAACGGCAACGGTAACAGGAACAGTCCAAACGCCCATCTCTCCGTTGGTAACTGTAAAAGTAAACTTTCTATTGTCATCAAGTGTGATTGTATAGGTGTCAACATTTCCACTTGAGCCTGTTTTCTCAACTGATGCAATACCAACACCATCTTGACCTTTAACAAGGCATACCTTAACATTTTCAATTTGCTTTGAATTTTGCAAACTCATATTTGCCCTCCTTAATCTGTGACATCCTGCTCAATTGTGAGGATTCCGTTCTTAATCGTGAAGATATCGTCTCCGATTCCGATTTGGAAATCATAATAGTGTTCCCCTGCGCTTAATTCGGATGTATCTTCTGGTGCAATTCTGACCGTCATCAACATATCTACCTGACTTATTCCTGCTCCGAGTGATTTCTGAAATTCTATCTCGTTTCCTGTTGCAATTTTCTTGCAAGTAAAAAACGCCGTATCTACTGCAACGGCGTTTCCGTTCTCATCGAATAATTCAACATTAAATGAGACCGTGTCTCCCTTAATCATCGTGATGTTTTCTTTTTCGTACTTAAAATTTGTTCTCATATCCACCTCGATACATTCTCAATCTCTATTTGTGAGACATTACCCACCCATGAAATTGTATTATTGCCTACATTCAACAACAGATTCTTATAATCTCCTGATACAGAGCGATTTGCAAGAGTGTCACCCTTGTATGCGTTCATCTCTGCACCATCAATTGTGATGTACTCATTCAAAGTTATAGTGAACAATTCAACATTATTGATGCTTAAATTAACTGTTCCTGATCCATACAACGTGATTCTCGGTCTTGATTGTATGTTGCCCCGGTTAAATACATCAAAAGATGTCAAATCTTCGTTGTTCATCTGCGCCGATATTGTGAAATCAACCGAGCCTCGACCTAAAAACAAATAAATGTATCTGAATGTCTTTGATTCTGACAATGTATCTGTCAATGTCACACTCGAATCAAGTTGAACATAAGTGCCACCGAATGAATCCTCATCCGATGGCGTATCCCCTATCACTCTCAACTGTGAAAGATTCGCTCCTGTTCCTTGCGTGGTAATAGAAAGCGTATTCTCTCCGATAAGTGTCATCGGCGTTATCGGAATATAAAATCCTGTAATATCTGTCGGTGTTCCCTTAACTGAAATCACACCGTTCTGGCAATTAACAGTTATTCCGTTGAATGTACTCGATGATTTTTTGAATGATAACTGATTTCTATATATCGAAAAATCATCCTCGATTGCAGAATACTTAAAAGGTTGACAATGAAATGTCACGGTTGCCGTTCTGAATCTGATTAATTTTTCAAAATCTATCTGATTAACAATTTTGTAATAGTAAAATTTATCAGGCTCGTTTGAAAAAACGACCTTTCCCTCTGAATCAAAGAATTTTATAACCTCATCGATGTCAAAGTCTCCGAACAGACCGATTGACATGGTCTTATCATATGCCGAATAACCGACATTCCTCATGATATCCCCATCTCTGCCGTCAATCGTCTCTTTTGTAGTCCTCATGAGAGGCTTTGAGATTGGTGGCAGAGATTGGATGAGTAAACCTTTTATCAGAGTGCTTTTCTTTCCGTTAAGGATGCAATAATTCATCCTGCACCTCCTATGAATAAACAAGGTCTGTTACTGTTGCATCAACGAACTTGCCCATTTCCTCATCGTTCATTTCTATTTTGACCTCTGATAACGCTTCTTTAAAAGCTGATACCATTGAATCAAACATACTCTCTTGCGATGTCATTCCTCCGTTAGCATTTATCGATGTATCAACATCGAATGATGTAGGGATTGAATCCTGCATCTGCTTTGCAACGGTTTCCATCTCGTTCTCGAAACCTACGCCGATACCGAGAGCGAGATTCTTGCCCACGGTGTCACGCATCAGTTTTGACGGAGATGCAATACCGAAAAAGTCGCAAATTGCATCGAGTACATCGTCAGTAAACTCTCCGATTTTACCGATGAGCCAGTCTGTTGCATCAGATATACCATTCCACAGACCTTGAACAAGTTGCAGACCTACATCTGCCATTGATGAAACGCCCTCAAGGAATCCGTCAACAATTGCATCTATGATGTCAGGTATAGCCTCAACAATGCCACCGATAATATCATCGATATTTGTTACCAGAGCAACGAGCAAATCAATTCCTGCTTGGATGATTTCAGGCAGATGTTCCATAAGTCCCTCGATTATTCCTGTAATGAGAGACGGCAATGCCTCAACAATGCCCTCAATAATTGAATCCATGTTATTAATTAACGATGTGAGCAATGTCACGCCTGTTGATATGATTATTGGTATACTATCAAGCAAAGAATTTACAATGCTTGTGATGATTGTCGGCATCTGTGCAATTAGATCAGGAAGAGCTTGTATGATTCCGTTTGATAATGCCACTAATAATTGCATACCTGCGCTAATAATCAACGGTAGATTGTTCGTTAAGGTTGTAACAATATTTGTGATTATCTGTGGCAACATTCCCACAAGTTGAGGTATCGCATTTGTTATGCCGTTTATTAATCCGACAATTATCTGCATACCTCCGTCAATGACTTGTGGCAACATACCAAGCAATGTTTCGATAATCGTTGTGATTATGTTCATTACTGTCGGCATTAATTCAGGAATAGCACTTACAATGCCATCCATTAAGGCATTAACAACTGACGGAGCAACCTCAAGGATTGTATCTGATAATGTCTGCACGAAAGCAAGTGCCTCTGGAATCATCTCCTTAAATTCGTCAATCATCTGATAGATGCCGACCTTTATCATGGTACTTGCCCCGGTGCTACCATTCGCAAGGCTTGAGAATCCATTTATCACGGTTGTTATTGATGGCAATAACTGACCGACCATGTTATTCTTCACGCCTTGAATCGTTCCTTGCATTCTCGTGAGAGAATCGTCAAAATCTGCCGAAGCACTTACAACATCGTTACTCATAACCATGCCGTATTCTTCGGCTTCTGACATTAAATCCTTTATGCCCTCTGCTCCTGTATTTAACAACGGAGCTAATTCTGTATAGCTCTTACCGAATATATCTTGTGCGAGTGCATTTCTCTGTGTGACATCTTCCATTGATGCAAGTGCATCGATAGATTCAAGCAATACATCTTCGGAAGATTTGAGAGAGCCGTCTGCATTGGTCAAAGACACACCAAGAGCATCGAATTGCTCTGATGCACCCTCGACACCGTTCTCAACACCTGCCAAAGCCGTGTTGATTTGCATAATGCCCTTTTTCACGTTGTCTATCGATGCACCTGACATCTCCATTGCATACGACAGTTCCTGATATTTCTCTGCCGACAATCCGAGCTTCTGCGATTCTTTGTCTATCTCATCGCCAAGCTCTCCAACCTCTGCAACAGTATCAACCATTGCTTTTCCCATGTTTTTCAATCCGTCTATAACTGAATTGATAACTTGAGTTGCGAGATTCGACAGAACGCCTTTCATGACCGTAAATCCCTCGGTAGATTTCTCGGCTTCTTTTCCTGAATCCTCTGCACTATCTCCGAGCTTTTCCAAAGCCATCGATGTTTGATTGATTGTGCTCTCTGCATTAGCCGTCTTGATTTTCATATCATTCAGAGCTTTTGCTTGAGATTCCAATGATCTGGAACTATCTTCAACAACTTGACCGAGCTTTGTGACTACGTTCTGTTGCTCTTCGTACTCTTTCGAGGTCGTTCCGAGAGTTTTTCCAATCTCTTCGAGCTTTGCCTTTTCTGTTTCATAAGAACGAACAAAAGATTGATGCAACCTTTCTGCATCCTCGTACTCTTTCGACATCTGCGCCATCTGGTCTTTGAGAGAAGATAACGCATCTTTCTGCTTTGCAAGTGAATCGCTCAAGTCCTTTGTGGCTTGTTCCATTTCCTTTTCGGACATTGCACCTGCATCGAATGATGTCGATGTTGCTTTCATTTCGGCAGAAACTACTTTCAGATTTTGGCTTATATCTGATAATGCTTTTTTATATTCACTTGCTCCTGTCAGTTTGACAGAGCCACCGAATCCACCTTTAGCCATTTAAAACCATTCCTCTGCTTTTTGTGATTTAGCGTAGGCTTCCGAATATGTCATATTGACATTTGATAAACGCATTTCTAAATCCCAATCGTTTTTATAGTGACCATACAATTTATTGAACATGGTCAATGATAATCTTCCTGTCTCTTTGAATGACAAATTTAATTTTGTCTTGCCAATGAAATAAAACCACGAAAAATCAATGACAGGGTCGTACTCATCGTGGATTATTCGTTTTTTTCGTTGCTTTTCGTTGAATCGATAACTGTTTTATTTAAGGTCTGCGTGGCATTCATCAGACCGATTTCTGTTATCATTCTTCCGACTTGCTTTAGTGTTAAAGGTTTGATATCTGTTCCGTTCTCTTCGTTCTCGATATCAATTCCCTCATTTATCATTTCTGTAAAACCAAAAATAACGGCTTTTGCATTAGGCTCACCGTCATTTCCGTCTGTCATCTTTCCCCATTTCTCGATAGATTCGTATTCCTCTTGAATACGCTCCATCACATTAAGGTTAAAAACTACTATATAATCCTTTTCTTTATAATGGAGTGTTCCGTACATATCTTTCATCTCATTTGTCCTCCAATAAAATAGGAGAGGGTATCTCTACCCTCTCCATTGTTTTTATTAATCTGCTTCGTAGATAGCGTAAAGTGTTACAGATGCAGATGTTACTTTGTAAGTACCTGATATATCAGGAATTGTCGCAGATGAGTTTGTATCCCATCCGATGAAATGGTATCCTGCAGGAGCTGTAAGACCAGAGCCATCATCAACAGTAATTGTTGCTCCTACATATGTGCTTACAGATGCAGGAGCATCAGAGCCACCATTTGCGTTGTATGTAACTGTCGCAGGAGTTGAACTACCAAAGAATGATTCGAGGTATGTCTGCGCCTCTGCCATTGTGTTAAATGTTTTTGTAGATGACCACTTGCCATCCATAAGACAAGCAACCTGACCTTCAAGTGTAACTGTACCGAACTCAACTGATTCGCCTTTTGTGTTATCTTCCTGTGAAGGCTCTGCAAATTTAACCTTATGAAGAAACTCAACTTTGTACTTATATACACCACCAACTATTTTTGTGATGATTCTACCAAGTCCGACATAGTTTGCCATGTCGTTTGAATTTCTTACCATCTCGCCTGATGTGATTTCATGTCCGAGAAGAGTTGAAAGAACAATATCATCATCGTTATCAACGCCGATTGTTACAGTACCACTCTGGAATGATGTATCGCTCTCTGCAAGACCGTCATCTGCGTAAAGCTTTGCATCGTTATTTGAAATTGAAACGGAACATGAAATAGCCTTTGCAGGTTTTACGGCCGTTCCGTAAGTTGCCGTTCCGTCACTCGCCTCGGTCAAAATACCGAAGAGAAAATTCTTTAATCCTATTTTTGCCATTTAATTTTCCTCCTTTAAATAAGCAAAATTTAAAGTTTTATGATAATACTCCGTATCGGTTTCATACATATCTGCACTTGACCGAGATGGTTGCCACACGAAACCGTTTGCAACCAAGATTTGTTTCAAACTCTTTACAATATTATTATAGTTGCCTTTTGCATACACATCGAAATCATAATAATCAACATATCCGATTAACTCATCATCCCCGGAAAGCGAATTGTCTGCATTCTCTTGCATATAAACAACGTAAGGCTCTCCGTGTCCCTCATAGAACATATAAGAGACAGGAATCGGAGTGTCATCAACTGTGAAATTTGCAAGAATTTGCTCAATTAATTCATTCATCAATCAGACCTCCACTTGCTTTCTTTTGTGCTTCTCTCATAGCCTTTTCAATATCGGCTTTTTTGAATGATTTACGCAAAAAAGGATGTTTGGGAAATGAGGAATTACTACGACCATACTCAAAGACATTCGCAACTAACGGAGCAGGAACATCCTCTCCGTTCTTGTTCTTGAAATAACCATAGAATCCGACCTTTGTATTGATACCGTCATCAGATTTTGTTTTGTATGTTCTCGTTGTCTTTAAACAATTCATCATTTCTGAATCCTTGATGCTTTTGGGAACATTCGACCTGATGTTGCTCTCTACAACTTTCGCTCCTGCTCTGGTCATCTCTCCGAATATCTCATCTGAATTATCATAAAGTTTCTTTATGTCGTTCATAATGTCTGTCGGCAATTCCAAGTTAAATTTCGCCATTAATGAGTTATCTCCTTGCATTGCATTTCAAGAAGCACGTTCTCTTCGTTCACGTTGTTCAGATATTCGATTGTGTAAGTCTTTCCTCGAAAATCAATCTGATCGTTACGGGTAATGTTCACAGTTTTGGGAAATCTTATCGTGAAATTCGTGAAGGCTTTCTCGAAATCGGTGCCTGACTTAATGAGTGTCATTCCCTTCGTGGTTTTTACTGAAGCATAAGGACTCGCTTTTAAAGTCCTTGTTATATCTTTAAACCCCGAACTGTCCTTGCCATAAGAAACAGAATAGATATCGATTTTATGATTGAAATTTCCTGCGTTTATACTCATAGCAAATTCACCGAATGCAGACCGAGTATCGATTCAACCACTTTATTGACATTTGAGTTATCAACATAAAGTGTTCGATTGTCCCACATATCCTGACATAATACAAAAACGGCAATTATAATATCTTTGTATAAATCAAGCTCTGCAAGGCTTCGCCCGGTGTACTCGCCCACATAAACTTTGGCAACATTCAAAATTGTTGAAAGAGTATTCATATCATCTGTTGTCGCATCTGTTAACCTCAAATATTCTGCGACATCCGAGGCTGTGATTTGACTCACTGTGTTAATGTTCATTTTTTCAGCCTCCTATTTGAGTTTTTATTCAACTGCAACTGTAACTGTTGCATATTCTGTGACATCAAACTCGCCGTTTTCTGCGATGTCCTTGTTTCCGGTAGGACTGATGAGGGTATATTCCTCTGCAAGTCCGTCTGTGATTAACTGTGCGCCAACCTCATCGGACATCACGGCAATTGAGCCACACGCAATTGATAAAAGTTCGCCTGTCTCTGAATTTCTCATCGTGAAAGGCTTTAATGCTTTAATCTTCATTTGCTTTCCCCTTTCTCTTGGTCTTGGGTTTTGTTTTTACCTCTTCCTTTATTTCCCTATCGGCAACAAAAGGAATGATATATCCTGCATTAATCAGGTCGTCAACAAGGGTTTGGTCGGAGATTTCTCCGACCTGTCCCTTTGACCATGAAATTACACCAGAGAAAGAGACCGTTGCTTTATATAACATAGTCTCTCCACCTCCTTATCGATTAAGCCATTACAAGCTTTGCAATCTTCTGTGCATCCTCAACCTTTGAATCGAACTCAAACCATCCGATTACGCCGTCTGCGTGTTCGTCTGCATATCTCTCACGGAGTACCTGAATGTTGATGTTTTCAGAGAACTTTGTAGCAAGTCCCTTGAAATCTCCATAGTAGATTACTGTGTTGCCTGTTGCGATTTCAGGCATCTGGTCTGAAACATATACAGGCTTACCAAGAAGAGAAACACCGAAAGGAGATGAGATATCATCCTGAAGAAGATATCTACCCATCTCATCCTTTAAGAGACGGAGTGCAGTTCTTGTTGAAGGAGACATTACCCAAATAGCATTGCTCTGATATACATCCTTAACTTTGTCATGAAGCTTAACAACCTCATCGGCTGTGATTGCTGATGCAGATGCAGATGTTACAGAGTTTGTAAGTGTCTTAAGACCTGTTACCTTTCCTGTTGTACCTACAAGAAGCTCCTTATCAATCCATCTTGCGATGCTCTCTGCCATAAGGTCGATTACATGGTCAACAATGTTGAACTGTGAATTGTTGATAAGTGAACGGCTAACCTTAACAAGCGCACCTGCAAGGAATCCTCCAAGAGTTACAGTAGATGTGAACTTACCAGAGTTAGACGCCATCTGAACAAACTCTGTCTGATAATCAACTGTGATGTGTGTTATGCTTTCATCATAGTAAGGGATTGTAAGAGTACCCTTTACATTGTACTTTGATGAACGGTCAAGAACAGGAGAGATATCATATACTCTCTTGATAATCTTGTTTGCGATTGTCTGGGGAATAACGGCACCGTTATCGTCCTTTGACATATCATTTGCTCTCTCGTTAAGAGTGCCTCTGATGTACTCTTCAAACATTCTCTCTTCGTCAATTGCTCTGGTCTCTTCTGTTGCCATTTCTTTCTCTTCCTCCTTTGGCTCTGTTTCTTCTTTTACCTCGCCGTCAAGCATATCTCTGATATCATCCTCGATTTCGAGTTTCTCTTTGATAGCCTTTACATCATCTCTGATCTCTGCGAGTTCCTGTGCTTCTGCATCGGTAAGCTCTCTATTCTCGGTCTTTGCGAGTGCGAGAACATCCTCTGCTCTTGTGATGAGTTCGTTCTTTCTCTCCACTAAAAGTTTTGACATGGTTTTTTCCTCCTTAATTTTTCATGTCTGCAATGAGTGACTCCCACTCTGCATAATTTATTTCCTTAACAGGCTCTGCCTGATTAGGCTCTTCTTTAATAGGCTCTTCTGCCCTTTCTTCTCTGATGTTCATTTCATCCTCGAATGTTTCGCCATAGAACATCGATGATTCATCAGAACGCACACATACAAGCGTTCCGTCATACGCCGGGATTTTCGTTCTGTCTAATAACGAAACCTCTGCCAAATCCAGATCACGAACAAGACGAAGAGGCATACCATCCTCATATTTGTTCTCAACATCTCTATCGCAGAAGCCGAAAGACCATCCGACAAGCTCTCCATTTCGTGCTTTCTTAACAACCTCTTCATCTGTGATACAAGCTCTCGCATGGAGACCGATGTTATCTTCGTTTAATTCAAGATTTCCATCTTTAGTTCCTCCGAGGTCTCGTTCTGGATTGTGATTAAGCAAAATACGGACATTGTCATTTCTATCGAGTGCCTTGCTAAAAGCTCCCTTGCAGATTCTTTCGATAAACTGTCCCATTCTTGACCACAAGGGTTTCGAGGCACGTTCTACGGCGTTGACGTAGCCTTCAATTTCTACGCAATTTTCACGGATTCTGATTTCCATTACTCTGCCCCTCCAACTTTCTGCCATGCCTCGCCATCAAAGTAATATGTGTCGTTTGTATCAAGCTCGTGAAACTTTGAATTAACGCCGATATTCTCTGTCGGCTTATCATCATCGCTTGTTCCCTCAAGTTCCACATAGTTTGTTGTGTGTGATAACTTATTTGTGATTGCCATTTCTTATGCCTCCTTTAAATCTATTCCCTCAACCTGCGCTCTAACCTCAAGAACATACAAATAATTGCCCATAGCAGATGCCTGTTTCTTGAATGTCTCAAGTGAACAACTCGGCTCAAAGTTCAAAGTTCCTGCCTCATACTTAACAATCATGTCATGCAGTTTGTTGTATCTGATTTTTGTCTGAAAATACTCTGCTTTGAATCGGTCTTTATAATCAGAACTATTCATCAATTCAACTGTTTCTTTTAATTCCATGTTTTCTCCTCCTATGCATCTGCCGAGTTTCCTGATTCATCAAACTCTTTCGCTAACTCATGACCGAGCAACATATCTTCCGTTTTCTGCTCTTCTTCCTCTGCGCTTCCCTCTTCTCCAATATCTCCAACGGTATCGGTGTTCGGTGTATAGTAGATATGCTTATCAACGTCATAAAGAACGGCACCAAGTCCCACGTTAACAACATCTAATCCCTCGATGTGTTCCATGTTCTCGGCTCTTCGTATCTCGTTGAGTGTCATGAATCCTGTTTCTTTCGCTAACTTATAAGATTCATATCTATCCTTAAGGCTTGTTCTGATGATTTCCTTAACATCAAACTCAAAAAAGTATTTATTCTTCTCTTTTTCGAGTAATAAATCACGGTTTAAAGCCGTCTCAAAAGCCTTGATGATGGGATATAACGCCTCTTTGAATGTCCTATCGAAATCAGTAGGGTAAATATGGAATAAGGCGTTGATTTCGTCTCCTAATGTTTTCTTTGATTCGTTTAACTGTGTTTCAACGGCACTATTCGAAGCCTCTTGAAATTCCAAACCGTTATTCAGGACAACAATATTCTCTGTGTTGTTGCCATAAAGGTTTCGCCATGCTCTTTTCAGAGCCGTCATCTCATCTGCTCCAAGCTTTCTGTTCGCTTTAAGGAATCCACGCTTATTTCCACCTGTTGAAACCATGCCGAGTTGATAGAGTAAAGTCTGATAAGCCGTTTCGAGTGCCTTTGATACCTGAACAGTTAAGCCTGTACCACTTGCGCCGTCTTTTGTGTCTCTTAACAACTTGATAAACTCATATCCCTCGAATGTTCCGACCTGCTTCTTGTTTCCCTCTCCGTCATAACCAGAAACGAAAATCTTGTACTGTTTGAAAATCGGCTCATAATACTCAAAGATGCTTATGTATTTATCCTGAACATAAAAAAGACCTGTAACATCGTTACGGTCTTTCCTGATGTAACAATAGCCATTACCTCCGAGCAGATAATCTTCGACCATTGCTTTTTTTAATTGGTAGCCATCTAAAGTATCATGTGTATCGCCGTTCAACATCTTTACTCGTTCATCGTCAACCTCGGTCACTTGGTCATCTTTATACTTGTAAAGTTTTACCGGGCATGAAGCTATACTGTTTGATATGAAATCAACGGCACTATTTACCATCGGCAGAGACATCACTTTTTCTCTTGTGATGGTCTCGTTGTATAGCAACGCCTTTAATAGTACATCGTCAACGATGTCGGTGTTCTCTTGTAATGGTTGAGGCGTTTCTTCACGCCTCATGAAATCAAAAAATCCCATGATTTACCTTTCTACAAATTCCCAATGGAAACCACCTGCAGACTTGCAATGCCTTCTATGGTTGCAACAATCTTTTATAGAGCTTCTATTTATTCCTGTTTTTTCAGAAGCATCTCTCGTTCCATAGTAAATTATGTTTGTTTCAATACAGATAACTGGTTTCATGCTTTCTTGTGCTTTTCGCATTGTTTCTTTTTCCGATTCTGTCCAATGTCTGCCCTTATTCCATGTCGTAAGTCCTTTATGACCTTCGCTCATTTTCTTTCGAGATTCATCAGAATGTTTCTTTCCTTTAAATGCTTTTGACAATTTTCTTCGTCTTTCTTCGGAAAAAACTACGCCAAGTCCACCTGCTTCTCCACCAATTGAGTGATTATATCCATATCTATCATCTGTGGTTTTGAATTTTTTTATAAGTTCTTGTTCTAATGCACAAGCTTCTTCTTTTGTTAAATCTTCATAGAGGATAATATGTTGGATGTTGTCCCATCCGTATTTGAGAATTGCATTATAAAAGTGCAGATTCTTTTCATATCCTTTTCCATTGTTCCATCTGCGTTCTGGCTTTTTGCAAGTTATTCCTATATATTTCTTTCCGTTCGGAACGAGATGAACATATACAACGAATCTTTTTTCCATATATCCTTTATATTGTCTGAATTAAGAAATCTGCCTGATTCAAGAAATAATCTTGTTCGAGCAAATAGATGGCGTTTATCATCGAAACGACCATATCAATTTTGCCTTTTGATTTTTTCTTGTTAACATAGAGGTTTAGATTCGTATCTCGCACACACCGAGAATTTTGAAAGTTTATTTCAAGCAATTTATTCTCGGAATATCTGAAATGCTCTGAAAGAATTGCCTCTTTAAGCCTTTTCGCAGGAGAGTGCAAAACGGATGAATGTTGCCTTATCTCAACAAGGTTATATCCTGCCTTTTCAAGCTTCTGCGCCGTGGATATTGCATTCCATCGGTCATAGCCTATCGCTTGAATCTGCACACCGTATTTCTCTTCAAGAGAAAGTATGAAATCTTCAACGTAAGCGTAATCAATCACTTTATCGCCACAAGCAAAAACCTTGTCGGTTTTGACAAGGTTTTTATAATCTACTTTCTCATATTGTTCTTTTTCGAGAATCCTGCCCTCTGGTATGAAAGCAAAACTCTCGGCAAGTATATTGTTGTCATCGTCAACGGCAACCATCGACACGGATGTGTTGTCGTTTGTCTCTGACAAGTCTAAACCGAGATATACCACACGACCATTCCAATCAATGTTAACCACTTTACATTGTTGAACGGCATTAACATCAACATATGTCTCCGTTCCTACCCCGGTATAGATGATATTGCAATGTTTCGTGACGAAATTCTCTCTCGCACTCTCAACGGCTATTGCATATGCTCTCTTTTTCAGTAAATCTTCCCATATTTCAGGAATCTCCAATGCGACAGGATTTGATTGTTGCAATACTAAATCATCAGTTTCCCATCCCTTTGTTTCATCAGGCTCATACAATAGAGCAAACAATGTTTCGTCTGTCTCCAAACCGTCTAAAACTTTCTTGGCATATGTAACCTCGTCCTCAAACGGATTATCTATTGTCGGATATTTCGTTGAGATGATAAATCCGAGTTTATTGAGTATGTTCAACTGTCCTGATCTCATTGCGTTCACTGGATATGAACTACTCAAAGCTCCTGTCTCATCACAGATAAACGCATTCGGAAGCCTACCATCCATGCGTGATGTTGAATAACTCAATGGAATGTACTGTATCTGCGTAGGTTTGAACATGATATAATCTCGCAGGATTTTAAATCTCTTTTGAGTTTTAAATTCATAAACCAACGGAGAAGAGCGTATCGTTTCCGAAATAGCTTCTCTAATTTCTTTCGATAATGCTCCGTCAGGAGCTACCGAGTAAAACTTTGAGAATTGAGGCTCTGTGAGAAACAGAATGATAAATATCGTGGCAATCGTGTAGGTCTTAAAGTTTTTACGACAGATTTCAAGTATTCCGTTCTCATATCGCCTCTTATTCTCATTGTTACGATGAACAGTACATAATATAGCAATGATAAAAAACCATTGATACCCTGTTGTGCATTCATACAGAGATTGCCCTGCCTTTAAGCCTTTAGGCATCACCAATATTCGCATGATGCTCTCAACTTGCTTGACCTTTTTCTCTGATATGATATATTTCTTATCTTTTCCCTCGCATATCTTCATCCACAATTTCATTTGTGCTTTAACATAGCGAGGCGTTGTCTTTTTCTTTACGGATTCTCTGCAATATTCATAAGCTTTGTTATTTTTCATCAGTTTCGCCACCGTTGATAATATCAAGCAATGGGTCTGATTCTTCTGGTGACATATCTGCATCAAAATTCTTTAAAATTCTGATGAGTGTTGCCACAGTTTTGTTTGCAGAGTCCGTTGTTCTGTTGTAATCCGATACGGCAGGGTTTGTATAAAGATTTTTCCGTCCTTTGACATACTCTTTCTCAACCAACATACCCTCATCTTCAATTGAAGCCTTTAATTTCTCAAGAATCTGCAATTGCATTTGGTATCTGTCGAAAGTAGTTGAAAAAAAGTAATTACTTGTAAGCCCGGATTCCTCTGCTATGCGCAGAATGTCTCCTGCCATCTCTTTTAGGCTCTTTTTCTTCATCATCGCACCTCATTTCTTTTCATTTCATTCGCTTTATGATGTCTCTCTCAATATTTCAAACAAAAAAAGCACTTTTTAGGTGCTTTTTCGTTGTTTTTCTCTATTTTTTGCCGTTTTTCTCCAAAAAAGTTGGATTTTCGACATTTTTGTATTTGAAGG